GACTATTTGATTTACTGTTAATAATTTGACCAAGTGTACTGTTATAAGTTAAATCACGAGTATTATAGTTTAACGCAGCCCATTCTGCTGGACGAGCAAGGAACCATGCAATCTGAACAGCGAATGGATAATCTACACTACGACGCCATGCAGTTTCTGCTGGACCTTGATCACCAACTCGCCAATTTTGTGTTGCAAGATTAGCATCAAAGCTTCCAATTACACTGAAATTAGGAGATAGCAAATTGCCATGCTCATCAACTGGAATGATTTGACTTAGACCAAGACGGCTATAACGACTGTCAATATAGCTTGCATTTGGATTGCCGCCATAGATAAATCCTAATTCAAGATCAGACCATAGAACATTGTTTGCACTTGTATAGGGTGCTGGACCATAACGCAATTCCCACCAAGATGGTTGCTCAGCAAAGCCAAGCATTTCCCAAGGATTTGTATGAGGCTTATCAGTATCATAAAAATAATTGTAGATACCGCGCCAATTGCCAGGCACACTATTAAAGAATAGTTTATCAGTGCCGCTGCTATAATTCCAAGTAAATTCATTGTTTGTTACAGTATTATTTGTAAAGATATCAACATTGTTGATATTGCTCCAACGAAGAAATGCTGGCGCAAGTAGCTGAGTCCACTCATCAATTGAATAATCAGTCTTACGGAAAGCACCAGGAATAACACTGTTTAAGCCAGTATCGCTGCTGTTAGCATAGGTCGTTGTAATATTATTATAAACACGCTTTTCAAATTCAAGAAGAATATGATCACGATAATCGCCCCACGCAGCAGTAAAGCTGCCATCATGCCCAATAATACCAGTGGTTGGCGTTACATATGTATCGTCAGTAACAATTTGTGGTTCATATTTTGGATAGATACCAAGCTTAGTTGGAGTTGCAGGTATATTACATCCAACAGTGCTAGCATATTCATTGATTTCAATAACATCGCCGCGACTTAATGCAACAGTTGACGAGATTGTAACAACCTTGTCATTGATAGTATAATCATGATTCTTGATAAGCAAAATGCCATTCAAATAAATCATTGCAGCAGTATATTGCTTAATATTATCGGCAAAACTTTGCGTAAAGTTAAAGCTGCGATAAGTTGTATTCTGAACAGTATAAGTGCTCTTGATAAAGTTTGTGCCACTAGGAGCCATATCAGTGTAATAATATGGAGAACCGCCATTTGCAACTGCGGTAAATTGTGATAGAATTAAATCTAAACTTGCACGATAATTGTTAGGATCAGGGAACTGAGTATTGCTAATATAGTCAAGAAGTTGACTCTTAAAGTTTGTATAACTATCCGCAGCATAACGAATAATTTGAACTGGATCAACATCATTGTTAGCTAACAATAATGAGGCTGGTCTTAAACTTGCACTATGTTGCAGCAGTTTACCGCCAACATCATTGAAGTTTAAGTCACGGAAGTTGTTAGAACCAGCAGGTTCACCAACAAGGTTCAATAGATTATCGCCAATCTCAATAAGATGGTTGCGTAATTGACCAAGAGTAATACTGGTAAACTCAGTATTATCACTGTTGTTTGTAAGATTTCTAGGCATAGTATAAGTTTGCTTATACTGAGGAGTTGTGCCGAAAATTTTAACAAATAAACGATCACCAATATTTAAATCTTGATTAAGAACAACAACGCTTGTAGTTGAATTAGTTTTTAAAGTATAAGTGTCTTGATTTTGAAGTTTGCCATTAATGTAAACAAACACATTGTTTTCATAATAGCTGTTCTCATACTTAATTTTTAAATCAAAATTGTTTAAGGATATATCTGTTGCATTAAAAGTTTTTGTGATATATTGCTTGCTTTTATCAGCTACTTTATACCATCCATTGGCAAAATTATAATTATCATAGCTATTGATGATTGCGCCATAACCAATATTGACATTCTTAATTGTATCAACTTGATTCAAGTTATAATCAAATGAGTCAGTTTGATAGTAATTTTGAAATACAATATCGCCAAGATTACCAATGCTCTTATAAACTAGTGGAAAACCTAACTCACTATCACGAGTGCCAGTTCCAATAGCATAGCCAAATAGCTTGCTGCCTTTGAAGTTACTGCTTGGATATACTGAATGGTCACCGAGACTATAACTATTGCTATCAATAACATCAAATAGCGGGAACTGCGGACGACTATTGCGAACTTGTGCTAGATTCCATGTTCCATCAATATAATAGAACATATTACCTTGATTTGAAACACCTTCCATAGGAATGACTGTATCGCCATTGTTTACCGTTCCAGAAGGAACCAAATGTATTTGGTAACTGTCGCTGCTAAATGTCAATACAGTATAATCTGTTGTATCAACAGGATTATTAAATGCAAACACAACATTGTTTTCAGTTAAGGTAGCATTTGCGCCAAGATGAATATTTCCACCAACGATTGTGCCTACGGCAGTGCCAGCAGGAATAGCTGGATTAATAGTATTTGTATCGTTTACTATTTGACCAGTGCTTATACCAGTAACGCCAGCCGAAGCAATAGTTAATGTTTCTGTTGCGTTGACAGTGAAATTATTACTAACAGTAATTTGCCAAGGAGTAGTAGCACCTGATGGATCAGATTGTGCAACGATACTTGTGATAGTTGTATTATTGGGAACACCAGTTCCAGTTACTAATTGACCAACAGAAAGATAACTTATATCATATACAGTAAAAGTATTAATTCCAATGCTTAGTGGAACAGTTACTAATTTTTGCGCATTATAATATGGTGTATTAGTTACTGTTGAACCAATTGCAGTTGTAGCAGGAATAAGTCTAGATGGAGATATATTATCTGTTAAATTTTTGCTTAAAGTTATAGCACCAGTTATATCGTCAATCGCTGTAATATAGGTATTGTTAGGAATAGCACTTTGTGTCCAACTGCTACCAGCAGTAACTTTTAATCCAACATATAGATTAGTTAAATCATTTACATAAATGATATTTGTGCCAGCGGCACTAAATGCTACAATTCTAACATTAAAATTATTGTAACTATGAATTTTATTGTTTTGAACTTTATAGATAGTATTTCTTACTGTTGGATTTGTATCCTGTGTAAACACAACAGTGCTATTATTCAACAGTGGAATGCCATCAGTATAATATTTTGATGTTGCTTGTGGACTTTGACCTTCAATTTGTGAAAAAGCATCAGTTGTTGTAGTATCAATAACAGTAACAGGTCCACGATAATTTACACCATAATTAAAAAGTTTTAAATTAGGCAAAAATTCAACAATAGGACGCTTTGCTTGCTGATTAGAATCAAAACTATAATTAGTATTGTTAAAATCAGCAGCATATTGAAGAACATCATGATGGAACCAACGATTGTTACGGCTCCATGCATTTCCATCAACACTTGCGCGATTGATAGTAACATAATCTTTTTCTTCTGGACTATTGGAAGTTCCATCAAAACCTGAACCATTAGCATCATAGCCTTGACCGTTGCCAAACGAACTTCCAAGATTAGTGTTGATAATTTCTGGCGTAACAAGATCACTGTATTTTATGAGACTAATACTAGTGCCAACGCCTTCAACAATATATTCATTGTTTTGATATTCGCTAGGAAAAACCAAACCAGTAAATTTAACTTTTAATCCACTTGAAAATTTAACGCCATTTGGACTAGTATAATTTACACGACCAATAATATCAGTTACATTTAGCAAACTATTGGGAGTTGGATCAACAAGACGAATCTCACCATAAACAAGTGGATTTGTCGCATCAACATAATAAAGAACGCTTTGAGCAGCACTTAGGGTTGGGAACTTTGTGATTACGCCAACATTATTTTTGTAAGCATACACATGTCCGTATACATCGCCTTGCCCAACAAACACTTTATAAAGGTTTGCCCAAGGAGCGATATAAGTTAAATTCATATTTCTGTAATTTGGATTTGGAGTAACCATATCAGGCAAGGTTGAATTATTATCAACATTGATTTGCCAAACACCGCCAAACTGTGAACTATCTACGCCAGTAAATCCAGTTAAACTTGTAAAGACTATAAACTTGCCATCAAATGAACGAACGCCATCCAAACTATTTGATTGAACAAAAGTATCATAATTTTGACCTTGAAGTTGGTCATATGTAATTCCATCAACAATAATATCTACTTGTTGTGTTATTGCTGGATAGTTAATCAAATAATCTTGTGCAGTGCTTAGTGGAACAGTAAATGTTACAATACCACTTTCATCACCATTATTAGAAACACCCATAACATCACGAGTAGAAATATTGTTCTGAACACTGCTTTCGCCACTTGTTCCAGTTTCAGTTTGAATCCAAAACTGTGTGCCTTGATTAACATGGAAATTATAACTTCCACCACGAATTAATGTTAAAGTAGGATTGATGACATTATTATATCCATCTACGCTATAACCAGTTTCACCAAGTGCGGCACTTTGCAATTCTGTTTCATTATTGGCGATATAACTATTACGATGAATATAGAAATCTTGTTGAGTTGTTACAGTATCGGCAGTAACATCAACAGTCAACGGTCCACCAGGAACCCAATAATATTGACGATAATTTGTTAGCTTATCAAGGTCTACGAATCCGTTATAGCTATAATAACGATTAGTAAAAAGACGATCATGATTATTGTTAATGCCACCATCAGCACTAATCTGATTTAGGATATCAACATAGCTATAAACATTGTTTACTTTATAGGTATTTGTTCCCAACTGACGCTTATTAATAACAACGCCTGGTTCTAACTGATAGAACTGGCTGTAACTGTCGCCTTCATTAATATAATAGTCACCAGTAGTATAAACAGGGCTTTGATCTTGCTGACCAATATAACCATACATCTTTTTCAGGCTTGGTTCCTGAATTAGTGGGTCCATAGTAGCATTTAAAAATCTTTTATTAGAAAGAGTGTTAAAAACCTGTGGTAAAAAGTTTACACTTTTACGCTTTGCCATTTATTAATATCCCTGATATAACTGAACGCCAGCAGAATTGATACCGCTGAGAACACTTTGAACTATTTGTATATTATCGACTGTTGCTGCACTTAAAAAGATTTCATTAGGTTCACAACGAATTTCATAGAGACTGCCAAAATAATTATTACTTCCAATTGGAATCAATACTACACTACTAATAAAGCTGCTTAGTTGCTGATGTAGATAAGCTGCCAATTCACTGAAATAGAAGGTATTGCCGAAATCCCAATTGTCCAAACTAAAATATGAATTGATACCGTCAACTACACGACTTTTAATTTCAGTATCACTTAATGTAGTATTTGCATTTTTAATAATTTGGAAATTAGCTTGAAGAGTAACATCAGCTTTTGCACCAAATAGAAGTTTATAAATGCCTGGGTTTAAAACCATTTCATCGCTAAGCATTTTATAGTTAAACAATCCACTATAACTGCTATTAAGTTGAACGCTATCTAAATCAGCAGGTTTTGCAACAGTATTGGTATTATCATAAACATAGTTACGATAGCTTTCATCATATGCACGAGTTAAAATATAGGTATCAATTAAGTTAGTTGCTGCTGGATCAAGACGACGAGTATTCTCAGCATTATGCTCATACTCAAATACTAAATCTTGACGACCAGAAAATACTAGATAAGAATTGTCAACGCTAACAACAGTGTTTACATCATTAACACTTTGAATTTGATAGAACTTTTGATCTATCAATGCATAAAATACAGTTCCAACTGGAAAATTATTGCGAACATAGGTAATATCAGTAATCGTATTGTAAATTGCAACAACTGCACCAGTTGGCATCAATTGAAAACGAACAAGATTGTTGCTATCAATATACTTTTGATAAAATGCCAAGCTGTTAGTTGTATTTGTTTCACTAAAAATATTTGGATCAGTAGGCAAGCCACTTGTTGAACTAATAGGATATGTTACATATATACGACTACTGTCACTATAACCATCCGTAGTCAAATAATTTTTATAAACATTCATATTAACATCTTTGCTAATACCGCTGTTTACAGTTGTTAATCTGATGTTATCACGAACTAATGTATTAGTTGCAGCATCATATACTGCTACTGGATTAGTGCTGATAAAGCTAACTTGCTTAGCACTGCCGAATACAAAATCTAATTGACGATATTTAACTGTATATTTCTGCCCATCTGTCGTAAATAGTAATAACCAACTGCTATCATTATTTGTATACTGACTAGCAAGATTGAATGGATTTGTCGTATTAACATCAACATATGGAATAATGGTCCAAGGATCATTTGGTCCAGCAGTCTTATTATAATCATAAATCAAACCAAATTGAGTTTTGTTCAAGATATAAGTTACAATTGTGTTAATAGTTGAATATTGGAAAGTAGTTGCAAAAGAAACATACACTTGACTTACGATAGCATTGCTTGGAATACTTTCGCTTAGCGTAACTGCACCAATATTACGACCAGCCACCAATACAGTAGATGCGCCACTGCCAGTAATACTTTGAATACTTGCCCAAATATAAGTTCTATCAGTTGACAGCACTGGTGTGCCAGTAATTAATGTATTAGTTGCATCAAAATATTGTCCAGTAGGAGCAACAAATTTAATTAAACTGTTTACTTGTAAAAATTTAAGATAACTGGTAGATGAATTTGCAATCTGTTGTGGACCGTTTGCAATATTATTAGCATCTAAAAAGAAACCAGTTGATGTGGTTGTATCGTCTGTGCTGCGTGACCATACAGTTGGATATAGAACAGTAAAATCCAATGGCGTATAGTTTTCAAAATAGAAATGACGCATTGGATAATCTTGAATAGCAGGCAGAACTTTCTTATTGATAATATCAATAACATCATTGCGGCTATTAAAAGTAAAGTCAAATGCTTGATTATAGGTATTCTTGTATAATACACCATCACGTCCATAAAGATCGGTTGATGTATATTTTCCAGTTGGATCAGTAATGTCAAGTCCACGAGACACACCGCTAGCATAACGATTTACACTCTTTACCTTAACAATATCGCTATACGAGGTATAAGGAAATGTATTATAATCTTCGCCGTTAACCATGCGATTTTGCGCATAATAGGCTTGTGGAGCCTTTTGTTTAATTTCACTTGTCAAGTCACGACGAGAAGAATTGCTTACAGTATATTGTAGACTTGCACTGATTGTTAGGGTCTGTGGTTTGCCAGTAACATCAATATAAGGAATTGCGACAGAAATGCTGCTCATATCACTTGGGGTAATACGATAAGTTAAACCATTAGATACACGATAATAAGAACGATATGTGCCAAGCGGAATATCACTAAAACTTCCATCACCAAAAATTAAATCAATTTGGTCATTTATGCGAGTGTCAACACTGAATAGGGTACGGATACCACGAGCAACACTATTATAAATGGCACTGCTGCCACTAGTTGCTGGAACTTGTGTCCATTGATTTCCAATATTTCCACTAGTAATTTCATATAACCATACATCTTTATTATTAATATTTGTAGTATTAATAGGAAATACACGGTTGGCAACTTTTTCAGTAATGATAAAATCAGTTGAGTTTAGAGTGCCTTGCTTGAAATACAAGAAGAAACCAGTATTTGCACTTGCGTTACCACGACTATCATTTTGATAGACCATGCCAAATTGACCACGAGTGCCTGGATCATATTCACTTATCGTATCAGTATTAGTAATGTTGGCACTTACAATTTCAAAATCTGTGTTGACATCATTGATAGTGCTACTAAACGCAAGAATTGGTAAAATAGTATTTGGAATAGCAATATTATATTGCTCAGTTCTAATACCATTAATCGTTTTGCTTGCGAATGGCTTGCCAATCTTTGTGCTGCTGCTAATAGCTGCATTAAGAATTTGTGTAAACTGGCTAACCCAACTTGCGTTGTTGGCATCATTCCAATTAACCGTGACTCGGCTTAGATTATTACCATTGATATCAAAAATGTTTTCAGTAGTATTGACATTGACAATTTTTAATAATCCACTTGCCGCAACATTGCGGTTAGGAACATAATTTAATTGTTTTACTAGTTTCAGGACGCTATCACGGCGTTCTGCGGTGTCAAGAAAGTTTTCACGAGCATTAAGATCGCTGCGGAACGCAACACTTTGCCCCATGAACGCAATTAAGTCTAATAATGCTACATATTCACTGCTTTCAATGAAATCATTGAAATCTTCTGCATAATATGTTTTAATATAGTCAACCATGACTTTGCGAAGAGTTTCAAAGTCATAGGATTGGAAATCTGCATTGGAGAAAGTTGTATAAACTTTTTTCCAATCTTCCGCAGAAAAAATATTTGTTTGACGAGTGTTAGTAGCCATTTTAAACCTCAAAGTATTTATTTTAAAAATAATATGCGACTATTATTATATCACATAAAGCCGATTACTAGACTTGTCAAATAATACTTGAAGATCAGATATCTTGTTATCTGTTGCAAAACTCAAACTAAAATTTAATAATAATCCACGACCATCAGGCGATTCTTGTACAACTGTTTGTGTCACTACATTAAAACGTGGGTCATAAGCAATAATACGGTCAATATCTTGTTTTATCTCAGTTTTTAACGCAGGAGTAAGCGGATCAAACAATCTATTCCAGATAATTGTACCAAAGGCGGGATTGTGAAGTTTCTCGCCTTTGCGTATACTCAAATAGTTCAATAGGTCTTGAACGATTAAATCATTGTCAGTGATATTAAACGGTCCAAAATCACGATTTACGCTGCTATAACCTTTATATAATGCCATAACAGTATTTAACAACTCTTTCCGCCAGCGCCAGTACTTGAACTGCCACCTGGTGTACTTTGTGCACCAGTTTGACCGCCTGTGCCTGTGGAAGGTGGGCTTCCAGTAATCGCTGGATTATTGCCTTGTGCAGCATTTATTGTTTCATTATTTGCTTGATTAGTGTTTACTACTGAATCACTTGGTGTTTGT